GCCAATAGAGCGATAGCAGCACTACAAGCCAAGGTCGATAGGCTAACAAGCCGAGGGATAGAAGACCTACACTTTGAGAATGATGAACTGAAAGCCAAGGTCGAGGAACTAACAGCCAAACTAAAACAGCGGGATTTTCAAGACGAAGTGTTAGAGGAAACTGGTAGATTGTTGGACAAAAGCCAAGCCAAGGTCGAGGAAGAAAGATGTATATTAGAAATGTATAAAGCATCAGCAGAACGGCGCATCAAGGAGCTGGATAAGTCCGGTACGCACTTTGGCGAGTTCATCGAAATAATCTGGCCTTTAACTGCATTGAAATCACGGATACTGGAAAAGCATCCAGAGTATGCCGACATTATTGCAGTACTAAAGGAGAGTGAGTAATGGCTGGCCTGAAGCCAATGGGATCATCACCGACGACTTACGCCCGAAAGCTGAAGCGTTATTACGAGGATATGATAGCCGGGAAAGATTATGTGGCCAACCCACCATGCGGCGATTGTACCGCGTGTTGTCGTAGTGGCTACGACATCCATTATACGCCACACGAGGATAAAGGTCGCGAGCACTTGTTTGTCAATGGAGTGCTGCCCAAAACGTGTGACTTGGAGTGCGGCTACCTTGTTGATGGCAAGTGCTCAGTATATAACGAGCGTCCGTCAGTCTGTCGCCGGTACGATTGTCGGAGCTTAGCGTTTGGTGGAGTGACCTCGAAATTCCCTATGATCGCAGATGTAGTCGCGCAATGGGATGTCGAAGGGTCCGTCAAAACAAATGATGACCGGAAGGTTTTGGAAATGATTCCTATCGAAGCGAAAGCTATGGTGATGCGCGGTGACCATATTAGGGACAGACTGAAACTGGTGGGTTTAACCAACCGAGCTATCGTGGTCGCAGGATTAAAAGTGGAGGACAAGCGGTGAACAAACGAAAAATCACTATCATCTACACGTGTTCGGATTATTCGAGACATCAGCATCGCTGGCGCTGGTCGGCATGGCTCTGTGGGCGCGTGCAATATTGTTGGAGACTCTGGGGAAACGCATGAGTAACCCACGTGCCGATGCACGCCGCGATATGCAGACGCTTATGAATACTGCTTCCCGCCAGATGCTGGACAATATGACCTCGGTGATAATCCCGAAGTCACCACCGTTACCGCGGATGACTGCAACTGAAGTCAGACACAAACAGGAAACGGCACGTAAGGTAATGGCTGGGAAAAGTTTAATCCCTGAACTCTGGTCAAAGAAGTTACTCGACGATTTCGCGAAGGATGGAATCATGGGAGATTTCGTCAAGTCTGAATTAGTGGGGCCAGACTGGCCAGAGTATCAAGGCGTCAGCGTCAAAGCCATACGGGATCGCCACGTCGATATACAGGCGTCCGCGCTCGCGAGAAGAATTGAAGACCATATAACTGACGCGCTTGTTTATGGCATGTCCGTGGTGCACCTTAATGTTAAGTCCTGAGTATACAGGCATCGGTATGCCACAGAAGAATTACCACGCTGTCATCATTGAGATAGCTGTGCTGAATGATACGAGCATGAACACATGGACTCAGACTCACCAAAACAAACTGCGCCGACTTCACGAAAAGAAGATCACAGCCCAGATGGATATGTTGTCGGGGTTTAGACGATGAGTCCTCAGTACCAAGGCATTGACCCAAATGAGAAGTATAGGGATTTAGAAATGCAGATTGTGCGTAAGCGAAACGCTATCCCTGATTTTCGCCGGGACAATCTTGATGACTATTTTACCAAGAAAGATATGCTTGAACTTTGGGAAATTAGGCAGCGATTGGAACTGGTGGTCTTCCCATGAATCAGTGGTATCCTATCCGACACTGGTTTTTTGATGAGGTTTACAAAGTGAGATATTTACTATTGTTATTGCTACTGCTTACATTCACTTCGGAAGCTGACTGCGGCCACGGCAATAACCCGTGTGAAGTTCCCGGCCCACCGGGGATTGATGGACAGGATGGTGAGCAAGGCCCCAAGGGTGACAAAGGTGATACCGGGATGAAGGGTATGACTGGTGCTGCTGGAATTGATGGAGTTGATGGAGTTGATGGAGTTGATGGAGTTGATGGAGTTGATGGAATAGCGGGAGTAGATGGAAAAGACTACATGGACGCGGACACGCTTTCAGATGACGAAATCTCTGAGCTATTTGCCGGGGCAACTGCGATGGCGGGTTTGGATTTTGACAGTACGACTACCAAGACCCAAGTTGGTCTAGCTGTTGGGTACTATGATGGCGAAGACAGCTTAGCAATAGGTATCGGCAAAGTCTGGGATTCTGAGCGTGTGGGTGATGTCTTATTCTCATTGAAGACAACTGTCGACGAACTTAATGGTCACCGGCCCATAGTCGGTGCTGCGATCTGGAAATTTTGATATGGGTAATGAAACTGAATACGACGAGGAAATCACTGAGGAAGTGGTCTTAACACGGTGGGACAAAATCAAGCAATGGATCGAGATTGTTGTGGCTACGAAGAAAGTCGCCACGCTGATCTGGTCGTTGGTGTTCGCCACTGGTACAGCAGTAGTAGTCGGTGAAGCTACTGACACCAAGCCCATAAGAGAGGCAGCAGTTGCTGTGGGCCTACTTGATGAACGGGTGCCATTGAACCCCAGCGCTGATCCTTATATTGATGAACTGCTTGCGCTACAAGCCGATATGTTTCAGCTTCAGGATCAAGTGAGTGATCACAACCACGAGCATGTACCCCACACCCACAAGATCACGTATGAGGCTCACGAACACGCTCCTGCGGAACTTATTGAGCACGAACACCCTGCACAGGACCTTAGTCACGAGCACGTAGCACCAGCACCTGTGTTGGTCGAGCATGAACACGACTCTGTAGCTCACAACCATGATCTACCTGATCACGAGCACGCTGTTGCTGCTGAGCCAGCAGGACAACAGGCAATCGATAATGCGGTATCAAACCATATAAAATATGACCACTGAAGCACCTACATACCAAGGGCTCACTCCTGTCCTAGTCCCAGCAGATGGGGCTCGGTATCACCGCAAGGATTGGCCTCACTTTTTTGGCTTCTCTGGGACCGAGTTTTTTCCTGACGGGACTTTCTGTGTTATGAATAAACCACCTGAGGTGGTGAATGACCCCCAAACATTCTCACATATCTATCGTGAGTATTTTATTGACTTACGGACAGGCAAAGGCCACATCATCGAGGCTACAGCAGTCGAAGATCAAGAATTAATACTGAGGCGTTAATGAGTAAACAAATACATTTCATCGCGGGACTTCCCCGCTCTGGCTCCACACTCCTTTGCAACATCCTCAACCAGAATCCAAAGTTTCATGCCACATCCACGTCAGGCATTCTGGATGTTGTCTTAGCCATCCGGAACCAGTGGGAAAATCTGGCAGCGTTCAAGGCGTCACCTAACAAAAAGGGCAAGGCCGCGGTTGTGAATTCCATCCTGCATAATTATTGCAGCACCGTGGGTCGGCCAGTGTATTTCGATAAGTCGAGAGGATGGCTGGCACACATGGAAATGGCTGAGGTAATTCTCGGGCGACCGGCTAAGGTTATCGTGCCAGTGAGGAAGATCACCGACATACTATCGTCGTTTGAAAATCTCTACAGGAAGAACGCTCACGACTGGCAGTTCCCGCAAGAGAAAAATCATTTCTATGATTGGCAGACGGTCGAGGGGCGCTCCGATATATGGATGCGGAATGACCAGCCGGTGGGGATAGCATACAACCGGATCAAGGATGCGATCAGTCGAGGGTATTGGGACCGGCTACACCTTGTCGAGTTTAATGACTTGGCTGAAAACCCCCAAGAAACCATGCAGGGGATATATGATTTTCTGGAGCTTAAACAGTTCAAGCACAACTTCAATCATGTTAAGCAGGTCACCCAAGAAAATGATGACCTTCATGGGATACCCGGGCTCCATGTTATCCGCAACAAGGTCGAACCTCTGCCACCGTATGGACACCAACTACTTGGGCTGACTGCGTACAACAAATATGACGGTGCTGAGTTCTGGAAGCCACAAGAAGCAGCTCCCGGGCCACTGAGGGTCCAGCTCTAATGGCACAAGATATCGCACGCGTCTACAACGCTACTCCGACACTCGCGGGGTTCCACGCGTCTGACGCGCCGTTTCGTCTGGTTCGAGGTCCAGTAGGGTCAGGGAAGTCTGTTGCACTCGGTGCCATCGAAGTGGTGCGTAGAGCATCCGAGACTCCCCCAAGTCAGGATGGGGTGAGGCGGTCACGCTGTGTCGTGGTGCGGAATACTTTACAACAATTGAAGTCAACTTGTCTGGTAACCATGCAGGAATGGATACGGCCAATTTCAGTGTGGAAAGTTTCGGAAGCGACATTGTTTATCAACTTCACTCCCGCGGACGGGATACCAGTAAGCTGCGAAGTTTTGATGCTACCTCTAGACACACCGGAAAACCAACAAAGATTACTGTCTCTGGAACTGACGTTCGCTTGGGTGTCGGAATTTCGGGAGATTCCTTTAGAGATATTACAGGCCGTTTTTTCGCGCTGCGGTCGCTATCCTTCACGTGCGAATGTGAAAGATTATTGGTATGGCCTGTTCGGGGAAACGAACTCATTTTCCGAGGATAGCGATTACTATGACTTTTTGGAAGTGGAGAGACCGAACAATGTGGATTATTTTATACAGCCGGGGGCGTTTGAAGAAGGCGCGGAAAACAGAGAAAACTTACCGGGGCGGTACTATGAAGACCTCTTGGAGGCGAACTCAGCGGCTTGGTGTGAACAATACATCCACAATAAAATTACCCCGTCACTATCAGGCCAAGCGGTCTTTGCAAAGACGTTCAACCCCGAGTTCCATATTCGTGAACGTCTGTATCCAGATTATGGGAGGCCAATCGTCTTGGGGTGCGATACAGGCAGGAACCCGGCGCTCGTTGCGGGGCAAATTGATGCACGTGGGCGGCTCCTTGTTCTGGGTTCAGTATGGGCAGAGAACATGGGCATCGAAAAATTTATCTCGACCACGGCCCGTCCGTTTCTGCTGGAAAACTTCCAAGGTGGAAAATTCTTCATCTCCATGGACCCCGCGGGGCGGCAGCGGTCGCAGATAGGTGAGGAATCCGTGAAGATGGCAGTTGAGCGTCTTGGGTTTTCTGTTATATTGGCAGCTACCAACGACATTACTCCTAGGCTCAGAGCAGTCGAACGATACTTGGGGATGCAGGTCGAGGGGGGAGGTGGTCTGTTAATTGATAGGCGGTTGAATAATGATCTACTCTTGGCACTACAAAGAGACTATCGCTATCCTCGCGATAAGAAGGGCGTGCTTGCTGAGAAGCCTGACAAGGGTCACCCAGAGTCCGATTTGGCAGATGGGCTGCAATACCTCTGTTTATCAGCAGCGTCGAATGTGCTGGCGAGAGCGATGACCCCAAACATATCTGTAGCGGCCCCACCACCCACTGCGGCATGGACTTAGTGTTGACAAGCACTCAGCACCACCTTATTCTTGAGCAAACCTACCTTAGGATTTGTCTATGCCTTCAGGCATCACAACACAAGCGGATGTCCGGAACCTGTCGCTAGGCGGCGGCAATCCTGCGCGGCCCCCACGTGACAGCAATACAGTTGGTATACCATCCCCGGTAAAAGACGACTCTGGGACACGTGGAATGCTGCGTGTCATCTCCAATGGCGAGATGCAAAACGCGGAGATGGCCGAGCAGGAGATGATCCGTGCGGAGGCGCAGCAAGCAGACGAATACAAAAAGCAGGGCATTGCAGGACACATCCGCACACAGTTTTTCCAATTTCGTTCGGATAGAGAAACACGTGGCATATCGGATCGACTTGTTGAATCGCTTCGGGCGTACCGGGGCGAGTACACCCCCCAAAAGATTGCTTCTATTAACCAGTTTGGCGGGTCACAGGTTTACGCAAAGCTCACACAGGTTAAATGCCGCGGGGCAACCTCAATGTTACGCGATATCTACTTGGCAGGTGACAGACCTTGGTTCATTGAACCAACCCCCGACCCTGTCCTGCCAGAGGATGTAACTAAGTCAGTACTGGAGCTGGTCACAGCAGAGGTACAAAAACTTCAAGATGCTGGCCAACCAGTCGACCACAACACGGTCACTGATCGAATAAAACAACTCACAGGCAGTGCGCAAAAAGCAGCACTGAAGGAAGCGAAAAAAGACGCTGATAAAGCTACGCGATATCTCGATGACATGCTGGTGGAAGGGCACTTCTATGACAAGCTGACTGAGTTCCTACACAACATAGCAATATTCCCGTTCGCCTTTATGAAGGGGCCTGTCGTTCGCATGGCTACCGATGTGAAGTGGGAGGATGGTAAGGCTGTAGTAAAAGATATCCCAAAAATGTATTGGACCGCTCCATCACCGTTCGATATCTACTGGAGCAGCCAAGTTGATTACTTCGAAAATTCCCCAATTATTGAGCACCTTAGACTCCAGCGTTCAGACCTTAATAATCTCTTGGGTATCCCGGGATATGACGACGATGCCATCCGAATGGCATTGGATGAATACGGGCAAGGTGGCCTTTCTGATTGGCTCGACTACACCGATACCGAAAAAGCCCATTTGGAACTGCGTCAAGATCCGCACATCAATCATTCAGACGAAATAGACACGCTCGAATTCCACGGAAATATTCAGGGTAAGATGCTGCTGGACTATGGGTACAACGAAGACGAAATCCCTGATCCAGAAAAGGACTATTTCTGCACAGCATGGCTGGTCGGTTATCACATCATCAAGGTTCAGATCGACCCCAACCCGCGCAAGCGTCACCCCTATTTCAAATCATCATTCGAGAAAATCCCCGGTGCCATAGTTGGCAACGGTGTGCCTGAAATTATGTCGGATGTTCAGGACGTGGCGAACGCTACACTGAGAGCACTCGTCAACAACCTATCAATCGCATCAGGACCACAGGTTGTCATCAACGACGACCGTGTGTCTCCCAACACAAACAGCGACGACCTGTATCCATGGAAGCGGTGGCACACTCTTACGGACCCGTTTGGTTCTTCTGAACCAGCTATCACATTCTTCCAGCCTGACTCACGTTCTGCTGAACTACTCAACGTCTACGGGCAGATGAGCATACTTGCTGATGAGATATCAGCGATACCCCGTTATATGACGGGCTCAGCAGGAGGGCAAGGCCCTGAAGGTCGCACGGCCTCAGGACTAAGTATGTTGATGGAGAACGCTGGCAAAATTATGCAGTCAGTTGCAGCAAATATTGATGCTGATATATTTACCCCATTGCTACAGCGGCTTTATGACACGGTGTTACTGACAGATGAAAGCGGACGATTGCAGGGAGACGAAAATATTCGGGTTCGTGGTGTTACTTTTGCAAATAAAAGAGAAACTGAAAGGGCTAGAATACTTGAGTTTCTTCAGCTCACCGCGAATCCGATGGACGCTCAGATTGTGGGCATGGAAGGTCGCGCTGAATTGCTGCGTGAGACTGCTGATAGGATTGGGTTGGATTATGCTAGTATTGTCCCAGATGCGGACGCGATGGCCGGGAAAGCGGCCCAACAACCACCAGCCGGGACACAACAGGAAAAGCCCGGGTCTGGCGAATCAGGCGCGGTCGATGCTGTCTCTTATACACATCTCCGAGCCCACGAGACTAAGGCGAATCTCGTATGCCGTCTTCTGCT